CTCGAACCGCGTCACGTTCACGACCGCCGTGTTGGTCACGCCGGCCAGCGTGTAGTCGGTGCCCTGAACCAGACCCGAGATCGTCGCGTAGCTGCCGTCCGTGTCGCTGTGCTTGATGGTCACGACGCTGGGGGCAGACGTGTTGGCGAGCGAGCGGTAGCACACGTCGATGCTGACCGAGTCGTAGCCGAGGCAGTCAATCGCCACGGTGTGCGTGCCAGCAGAGGCAACGCCCGCAACGCCGGGGCTGATCGAGATGACGGACTTTCCGTTGGCCGCGTGGTTCATGGATTCTGGTTCCTTGGGTTGGTTAGGTTCAGAGGATGAGAGCCACGACCGGGCCAGCCGTCGAAGCGTCGCCCACGTCCGAGGTCACCGCGTCGTAGGACACCGTGGCCTGGAAGTAGGTCTGATCGAACTCGATGTAGCGGTCGGTGCTTGCCCGCACCGCCACGGCACGCCGCAGGGCGAAGTGGCTCGACCGCTTGAGGTCGCCGAACAACGCCACGCACTGACCGGCCGAGGCCGTCTTCCGCATGACGTTGTTGAGGAACACCGGCCACCCCAGGAACGTCGGCCGGCGGGCGCCGTCCAGCACCTCGTTGGCGAGGGCACCGTTGCCGCCGAGGGCCAGCGACTGCATCGCCAGAGCGTGCATCTGCGGGGTGCAGTACCAGCCGCAGGTCGGGCTCTGGGTCGCGTAGGTCGGAGCCTTGGCGACGGTGGCGAGGAAGTCATCGACCGTCAGGGCCGTAACCGCCGACTGCGAAGAGTCGTTGATGCCAGCCGTCAGCGTCTCGTTCTCAAACTTGTACTGGATGCCACGGATGCCACCGTAAAGGCTGGCCCCGGTGCCGATGAAGCCGTCCTCGTCGATCCGCTGGGCGATGGCCAGAGCGAACTCTTCAGCCACGAGCCCGGCGAGATCAATCGCCGAGTCGTCGATCAGCTGGTTGGGGACGCGGGTGCCGACGCGAACTTCCTTGCTGGAAAGCGTCACGTTGTCGGTCGCCATGTCGGTCGCCTGGGTTTCGGCATTGGCGCCCGTGTGGTACGCCGTGTTGCCGCCAACGCGACGCGGGATGTAGAGCGTGTCGCTCGTCATCGTCAGGTTGTTGGCCTGCGCCGGGAACGCACCGAAGGACTCCACCAGCCGGATGACCGTCGAGGCGAAGGTGTCGGGGATGAACACACCGCCCTTGTTGTTGTCGTTGGGCGACAGGGCGCGAGCCTCGACGTTCTTCTCGTACCACGAACGATCCTCGGCACGGCCGAGAACGTAGCCACGAATCCATCGGCCGCACGCCTCAGCGTCGCTGGACGAACGGAAGTGGCGTGCCTTGCCACTCAGCGAACGCTCGGCAGCCGGGGCCGGGGCCGCATGAACGGCCGCAACCTCGACGGGCTTCGCAGTCGCAGCCACCTTGCCACGCAGGGCAGTGATCTTCTCGGCGATGGCGTGCTCGCGGGACAGCTCCTTCTCAAGCTGCTCGGCTTCGCCGGCCAGCTTCTCCATTTCCGCGACCTGCTCGGCGGAACGCTCCTCGACCTTCGAGAGATCGTCGAGCATGGCGGCCACAGCAGCGGCCCGGTCCTGAAGCTTGGTGAGTTGGCTGGCCATCCTTGGCACTCCGTAGTTGTGAACGGTGACAGTCCGTGTCTGTCGTTCACACTACGGCACCAATGCCGATTAACCTCGCCGGGAGTTTGTATCTACAAAAGCACGACGGCAGACGTACTCCGCTGGCACGACTTGCTTAGACCGAAACGTGCAGCACTGGCACTCGATGTACCGCACTTGCGAGTGCTCGCCGGCCTGCACGCTGGAGCGAGTGCGGATGCGACCCTTGCAGCACTGTGGGCAGATGTCACCCGGTTTTGCCACGCAGAAAGCTCCGAAGACGTGCGGCACGAAGCCGCAGACCAGCAGCCGCTGCCGGCCGCATATCTGGCTTCGCATCAAGCACCGGCACTTGCGCCGGCTCCTGGGATGCTAGCCACGCCTCCAAACTTCGACGGGCAACGCTCGTGGTCGAAGATGGGTACGCAGGGTGCGTCACTACGGAAACATCGAAAAGGCCCGACACCTCGCGGATCGAGCGTCGCGGCTTGCCGTCTTCGCCTGGTGCCCACTGCTCGCCGCGTGGTTCCACGGTGAACGCGAACGATGAGCCACGCAAATCGGAACGGGCCACGAGCTCGCCGATCGTGCGACCCAGTTCCGTATTGGGCAGCACAACCGAATACCGCAGCCCCTTGTCATCGCTAGCGAGCTCAAGCGTCCCGCTCGACGTGCGGCCCAGCAGTTGATTCGGGTCGTGATTGAACAACGCGACCACGTCGCCTTTGCCACGCTGGCGATTCAGTACCTTGTCGAAGGCACCCGGCAGGATGGTCTCGCGGAACCCGCCGAGATCGACGCTCAGCGTGTTGTAGCGAACGGCGTAGCCTGTGAGCACGGGCCGCCCGTCGGCACGGGTCTCGACAACGGCACCGCCGTCTTCAGCGAACTCCCAATCGCGGCGCTCGATCTGCTCGGCCACTATGACGCCGTTGTGCTCGTCAGCCATTTGAATCGTCCTCCGTGTCTCCTGGCATGTCTTCGCTTGTGCCGTCCGCAACCTCTGCAACGTCTTCGCCCATGTCGCCTGGCGTGTCTTCAACTTCGCCGGGCGAGTCGTTCTCTGGAGACTGCATCGGCCCAAGGTTCTCCCTCTGCCGCACTTCCTCGGGCGTCATCCACCGATTTCGCAGGGCAATCTCATACGCCTGGTAGCGAGTCGTGATGTCGCCACGCAGCAGTCCTTCGACCAGGAACTCGGCGTACAAATCGCCGTCCTCGGGCAGCACGTCACGCTCAATGGCACCCTCGATGCGACGCAGCCACGGGGCGATAGTGAACTTCTCGAAGCTCACCATCTCGCTCTGCAGGTTGCCCCAGGTCGCCCGGCCCAACTCCTGAATCATGTGCGGTGGCATCCGCCAGCAGCGGCAGATGGCGAGCAGCGACTGCATCCAGAGCTCGGCCAGTTGGCTCTCTTGGTTCGTAGCCGAGACACTGTCGGCCTTGAGCCCGTTGCTGAGGATCGCCGTTCGCCCAGCCTTGGCCGGGCCGCGATGGGCGCTCTCCCATTGGTCTCGCAGCTGCTCGCGGACTTCGCGTGGCAATGCCTGATCGGTGTGCAGAATGATGCCGGGCTGGGCGTTGTTCCGATAGAACGTCGCGGCGTACTGCTCCAGGGCGCGAGCCAGGCCGATGGCATCCTTGCCGAGTTCTACCGGCACCTCCCCGTGCACGCCGTCAAACGACAGCCACCGCACGTGCATGATCTGATCGTCTCGGTACGCCTGCTGCCGGCCCGTGCTCGGGTCCGTGTAGACGTAAGAAAGAGACATGTCTTTTTCTTGCACCACCTTCATGCCGCCGGGATGCAGCGGGTGAAGCTCGCTGACGCTGCCACGGTCGCCGGCCACCTTGAACTGGTACGAATTGCCGTAGAAGCCCAGATGCAGGCACATCTGCTCGACCCACTCATAGCGGGTCTGCCACTTGTTGGGCCGGCGGGCAAGCACGTTGTAGAGCGGCAGATCCTTGGCCCGCTCGCTGTTGTGGTCATCCAGACGGCGGTAGAGGTGGAGCGGAAGGCTTCCAACCGTCTCGGCCACCACGCGGGCACAGGCGAAGTACGCCGCCGTCTTCATCGCCGTCTCGGGCGTTATCCTCACGCCGCTCTCGCCGGCCATGGCCACGAGGTCATCCCAGCGGGACATGCGGGTATCAAGGAACTTGATTTCAGGCAGTGCTGCCGTCGCTTCCATGCGTCACCAGAAGGAAATCTCGGGCATATCGGCGGGCTTCATGCTCTCGCCCATGTGAACGCCTACGGCCATGATGGTGGCTACCACCGCGTCCACGCGTTCCGTGCTCTTGGCCTTGCTCACCTTCAGATTCCCGGCCGGATCGGTCTGTACGGCCGCGTTTCCTAACTGCCAACCTACCAACGGATTCAATCCAAACCGCACCTTTCCATCGACCACAAGAGCCTCCAGGCGGCGCGTCGGCGCTGTCATTGACGCAAAACCCTGCCCGTACAACGTCACCGGCAAGCCTTCGTCAGAGAGCTCGGTGGCCAGTTGCGTCGCGTTCCATCTGTCGATGGCCAACTTTCGAACGCGGTGCTTCTGGGCGAACTCCAGAATGTCGGCCTTCACTCGCTTGTAGTCCGTGCTGCGGCCCTCGGTGTATGTGAGCCACCCATCCCGGTGCCACGCCGTGTACTGCACGCGGTCGTTTCGTTCTCGCTCGGCGGCGTTGTGCTCAGGGATCCACGCCATCACATGCACGTCGTAGCCGCCGGATTCGTTGGGGGCCACGGCCGAAAAGCATGTGGTGTCATAGTTGCTGGCGAGGTCAAGCCCGCACCACACCTCGCGGCCCTCAAGCGACTCCGACAGCGGCCCCATGCACGCGGCGATCTGGTCGGGCCGCAGCCACCGAACGTCGGAGGTGGTGGGGATGTTGAGGCGGTATCGCAGGAAGCTGTTGAGCTTGGTCGCGGAGTTCTCGGCCTCCCTGCAGTCAGCCGCGAATGACTCCTCGCTGATCGTCTCGCCAAGTGATGGGTTCGCCTTGTGCCACACCTTCGGTGACTTCCAATCGTCTTCACGGTCGGCGGCATAGATGCAGCCAAAGAAGGCTGGGTCAAAGGCCGGGTCGGCCATGCACCGCTCTGCGTAGTCGTGCTGCTCGTACCACAAGTGCGACTTGTTGGCCTCGCCGGCCGTCGTGATCGACAGCACAAGCGGCTGCCGCCGGGCCGCGCCGCCGTACCGAAGGGCATCCCACAGCCGGCGATCGCCACGTTGGGCATGTAACTCGTCAAAGAGCAGGCACGAGATATTCAGTTAAGACTGGCTTGAGCCCCCCCAGCCGAAGCCGGAGGGGCTCAAGCCAGTCCCTCGGCTCTGAATGCGTCAGCACTCAGCACCCGGTAGAACGAGTTACTCCCACGATGCACGATGGTCTTCCGCGAGTCGAGCACCTCCAGCACCTTCGACAAGGCCGGCGATGAGCGGACCATCGACGCGGCCTCGCGGTAGATGATGCCCGCCTGCTCGCGGTCGCTCGCCGCCCCGTAGCACTCGCCGCCTGCTTCGCCGTCTGCCAGCAAGGCGTAGAGGCTGATGCCGGCAAGCAGGGTGCTCTTGCCGTTCTTCTTCGGGATCTCGATATACGCCTGGCGGTACTGCCGCGTGCCATCCGGCTTGCACCGTCCGAAGATCTCGCCAAGCACGTACTTT